GTGACAGCACCCAATAATAAACCTTGATGCATAGGAGTTCCTGACAACTGCAATAACACGCACGCTTTCATTCTAAACAGGCATGATGATTTAAAAGGGACGTTAACTAGATAATTGTCCAATATCCCTGTAGGAATACCTAATCTAATCAAATCTGTTTGAACGGTACTAGTCGTAGTGTAGCTCACATTATCAACAAAGAATGGTTTATTTATAAGACGTGAAAAATCCATTTCCATTTCTCGAGGGATACAAGAAATCTCATAATTGGCATCGTACAAATCTTGACTGTCTATAACAGTTTTTGTTTTAATAGTGGACAAAAAACCACTTTCTTGTGTATTAACACTATCTTTTTTATTATTTGTTTTATGTTCGTTTGTTGAAAATTTACAACGGATCTCAACAAAAATCCGTATAGGCACGAAGTTTTTTACTAAAAATCTGAGTTCAGTCGCCATTCTTGTGCCGCTAATGTTATCACGCTAAAAACTCAGATAAAAATGAGAGGCGAAATCAAGTTCCGCCACTACAAAACATATATAATTTAATTGTTGAAAATTTACAACGGACCTCAACAACAATCCGTATAGGTGTGAAGTAAACGAAAAATTCACCACCATGAAATGTCTTTACCTGACAATTCACACACCTCTTTGTAACCATCATCGTCACTCAAAATACGAATGATCTCCTCTTCCTCAAACAGTGATATATGAGGAAATTGTTTAACTATAACGCTCATTATGCTGTGGTAAATCTGATAACCGTGTAACCACAACTCAACTTGCATTGCTCGACACTTACCTTCCATAACTACATCAAAGATTTTTGTCCTATCATACCACTGAAGTGTGTTTATTATAGTATCCAAAGACAAGGCACCCATCCACTTATTGAGTTTTGTGTTAAACACAAAAGACCTTTTTAAATAATTAAGTTTATCAAAAGTAGTTCCCAAACTGACTATAGGTGTTTTGTCACCATTCGTACACGTCATTCCCAATGATTCAGCAACTGACTTAATAGTTAAGGCATTGAAAATTTTTCATATTTGGTTGATGCTCCGCAAATTTTG